GAATTTTTGCATTTCAACACCAGTTTCTTCTTCAATATCTTCTTTGTCTTGTATTGAACTATCAACCTCAGTAAATTCTAGTGGCTGTAAGGTCGTAAAGTATAGGTTTAAGCTAATATCATTGTAAGCTAGTATATTATCAAAGGCGTCTATTAAAAGCTCCTGAAAAGGTCTTATAACAGTATTATCCATAAGTAGTGAAGCAGTCTTAATTTCATCTGCATTGCTAGAAAAACCTGAACTTGTTCTTATACCTAATAAGAAAGGCGATACAACTCTATGGGCAACTTGTATTTTAGACTGTGCTTCTTCTGATAAAAATTGATACTGATTATGTGCATCAGATAATTGTACAGGAGTAATTTCTGCCTGACTTTCTTTATTATCATTAAACGCGAGTATAAACTTACCTGCATTACTTGTTCCAGAAAACTTTCTTGCTATCTTAGATTCTATTAATTGTCTTTCCTCTTGATTTGGAGTTCCATTATTAAAATTAATAAGCATAGATGGCGCAAGACCATTCATTATGTTGTTTAAATGATAGTTAGAAACCTCTTCTTCTAGTTCTGCATATTGTAAACCACCTTGATAATCTACAGGAGAATAGTAATAAAACCCTGATTTGTATGGTTTTATGTAATATATTTCTATATTTTCTTTTGACATACCAAAAGCAGGTATTCTAAGTGGCTCATCACTTCTTTTTATATTAACCCAATCCTTAAAATAATAATATGCAGGTATTTCCCCTTCATTATTACATTTTTCTGCCCTTAAAGTCTCAATAGGCATATGCTCTAACTGAGCTATTTTCTTTCTGTCTTTAGTATATATAACTTGAATTGCACATTGACCCATTAATTTAAGGTCATAAGATAATTTTCTAACTACATCTTTTTTAAACAAAGAAATCATTTGAGCATATTCATTAGGCTTTCTATTTCCGTCTGTAGCATTAAGACCTTTTCCGTAAATTGCTTGACTGATACCGTTAATAGCAGCGTTATTAGTAGGACTTCCGTTATACCTATCAATTAAATACTGAAAATAGTTATTGTCTGCTCCATATTCAATCCACTCTTCGCCATTAACTTCCTTTATTTCAGGGCTTGTGTATGTGCTTAAATTCACAAAGCCAAACTCTGAAACTTTAGATGCTTTTTTAAATTGTCCTTTTTCGTTTCTTAATCGTGTTTTTTTCATCTTACTGTATAAGTATTATTAAAACCATCATAAAATGTGTATTGACCTTTATTCAATTCATAATGGTCATTGTCATTTAATTGGTCGATATCTTGGTCTGTACAAAATATTTTATCTCTAAATATATCTTCTTTAAAGTTTGAGTCTATTTGCCACAAAACATCATAAAGATTCCAGAAACTATTATTTGTATTCCAAAAATTATAGTCTATAAACAAATATAAGTCATAAAAATGAGCTTCTACTAATACAGGACTAAATGCACGATTGAACTGAAGGTAGTTTCCTACTGTCGTTCCTGTTTGATTTAAATAATCAACTGTAACATTTGTACTATCATCTCTTACCCTTAATGTAAAGGCACTATCGTCATACTGTCGAGGTATAACTGAAATTGTTTGAGCCGCAGCCGTAGTAGTTAATATTATCATTACTTATATAACGTAAAAAAACACTTGATTTGTAGAATTGTTTATGCAAAAAAAAAGCACCCCATAAGGATGCTTGATTTTCTAACTAAAAAAACTAATTATTAAGGGTTTACTGGAACTCCTGTTGGAGTTGGGTCAACTTGCTCAGTTGAAGCTGTTGGTATAGCGTTTAGAAAATAAGGTGCTTGTTCTTCCATTCCTTCAAATGTAAGAGTAAACCCTGATAAATCTCCTGCTGCTGCTCCTGTTACAACTGTTCCACCTGTTACTTCCATCCCGTTTTCCAGACCACAGAGAAAGCTATTACCGTAGTAATCGACAACAACTGCATAAGGTCTTGCTAATGCCAATTTTTGTAATTCTGCTTGTGTTTTAGAATCTAAAAATGTTAGTGTTAAATTTAATGTTTGTGTGTAAAATGTAGTTCCATTTTCTCTGCTACTTGTTACAGTAGTTTCTAAACTAGAATTTCCTTTTACATCATATTCAAACCATACTGGTGCTGGTGAACCATTTGTAATAGTTGCAATATTAGTACCTGATGCAAGAGCAACTGATGCGATAGTTCCAAAGTCTGCAAATAATACAGTTTTGATTCCGCCAAAGGCACTTTTGCAGGGTATTTTTCTTCCTGTCGTTAATGTACAAGCCATAATTTTATATTTTATTTTAAAAAAAAAGGGTAAGTAGATAAACCACCTACCCTATTCTTATTGATTAATTAATTTTAAGCGTACTCAACTAAGTCAGAAGCAATACCAAATTGAACTGCAGAAGTAAATCTCATTACCATTCTAACATTATTTGATGCATCTAAATCAGCCATATCTAGAACCTTTACAACATTTGTATCGTTAAGGATTCCTGTACCAAAGTATAAGTTGCTTCTTTGAGCAGCGTACATTTTGTTATTACTCATTCCTGGGCAAACAAATATCTTAACACCATTTACAGTAAGTGAACCATTGTTCCACCATTGTGTTCCTTGTGCGTTTGTTCCGTTTGCTCCTAATCCGTTAGCTGCAAATCCTCCTAATGCCTGAACATAGAATTTAGCTGCACTACTTGGAATGTAAATAAATAAATCTTCTTTTCCGTAAAGTGAAGAAGGAATAGCATCTACTACCTTAGATAATTCAGCAATAATGTTTGCTGCACTAAGTCCACCACCAATTGCTGCAACTTGCTGACCTGCTGGAATATCTCCTGCTGCTGCTGAAGCTGCAATTAGTTTTTCAAACCCATCAAATGAGTTATTAGATGCTGATGCTGTGTCTCCTTGCCATATACAGAACTCTGTGTTTTGTGCTACTTCTGCTGCTACGTGAGCAATCATAAAGTCAGAAAACTTAGGAGGTAAAGATTGACCTAAACCATATCCCATTTGTTGTGCTTCCCAATCGTTTACAAAGTCATACTTACATAACTGTAAATTTACTTGTAATTCAACTGGTTGTATAATTCTTTCAGTAAGTGTTACTGATGAGTTGGGAACAAAATCACAACTTGCAGGACTTACTAAAGAACCTGTTGCTAGTTTTTTGATTACTTCTTTGAAAGCAATGTTTGCTTTTACAGTTAATCCACCATCATCAATTGTTGAAGCTGATAATAAAGCTGCTGCGATGTACTCCCCTGCAAATTCTCCTGCATACGAAGTAGTTATATTAGTCGCAGTTGCTAATTGTACGTTTTTTAAATTACTCATTTTTCTTTTTTTATTTAATTAATATTATGATTCAGATGCCCAGATTCCAACACCACCGATTATGTACCATTGTGTTAAAGCTACTGCTCTAATTACAACATAATCTCCTTTGTTTGCTGTTGCTTTTGTGTTAATCCAATCTTTATTTACAACTCCACTTGCTACTGAATCTGCAGAAGCGTTTGCAATACTACCATTAAAACCATCAGTTGAATGAGGGCTTAGTGTAATGATGTTATTTCCATCTGCTCCTGAATTTCTAAACAAGAAAGTCATTCCTAAATTTTCTGAATGAATTTTTGGTAAACTTACTACTAATGCATCTGTTGCAATATTATGGTCAATACCAGCATCTCCTGCAGGTACAGAAACTGATGCAGATAATGTTTTTTGTGAAACTTGATTACGCTCCACATCATTTGATAAATAGTTGAATGTGCTCATTTTTTATATTATTTATTTAATTTATTTAATACTCTATCTAGTGTTGTGTTAAATTTTCCTTTAGCAAATTCAACTCTATTTTTTGTTTTACTTTCGCCTTCAGGATTATGTTTAATTGGTTTAGATGCTGCTTCAAACTCTTCTTTAACAGTTCTTGATTTTAATGGTTTTTCAGTTGACATTTCTTCTTCCTTGTCTTCTTCTTCCATTTTACCTTCTTTGTCTTTTTTAAGGTCAGAGATTGCATCTTCTAAGTTTTGGATTCTTTTTTCCATTCCTTCCCAATCTCCTACTTCAGCCATTTCTTTTTCTTCATCTTCCATCTTTTTTTCATCTTCTTCGTATTCATCATCTTTAAGGTCAGAAGTTATTTCTTCCCCTTCTTTAGATTCTTTTTGAGGTACTTCATCAGAAACTTCTCTAACATCTCCAATAATACCTTCTTCTGAAACGACTATAAGTCTTCCATCCTCTAAAAGATATTCGCCGACTGGCATTGCTACTTTTTCATCATCTGTAACGATAAAAAGTTCTTTACCTTTTTCAAAGGATTCAGCACTTACGATAGTGCCATTTTCTAATTTCATCTCCTCTAGTTTTACTTCTATGTTTAAAAGTGTTTTGATTTGATTTAACATTTCGGTTGATTTCATATTATATATATAACGGATTAATAATTCAATTTTGTATTTTCATTTTAAGTTCTTGTAATAACCCCTATACCTTGAGCCCTTATTGAGCCATCACAACATTCTATTGAATAGGTGTTTTTATCCCAACATAAACAAGCTCGGCTACTTCCTGTAGGACTAGTTCTACTAGGTATAAAGTTTTTGTCGTTGTTTTTATTATTTTGTCTCATTGGTAGACTTTAAAAGTTCTTTAATTTTTATTAAAGTTTTTTCATCTTTTGACAAATCTTCTTGCACAGTTTCTTTAGGTCTTTCCATTTTGTCTGCAAAATAACCTTCAATTGAGAAACCTTTGACTTTATTTGTTTTAACATACTCGCTCCATATTTCATTATTATTAACTTTCACTGCACCCATCCAAGTACCTACTGGAACATTTAAACCATACTTTCTAGACTTGTCCTGAACCTCATCTTCAACTATCCAACTTTCAACTAATGTTAAGCCTTCAAGTGTTTGTTCGTGTTCTATTGTGGTTTTGTTTTGATATCCATTTTTAAGATACATTTGTGATGCCTTTACTATTGTGTCTTTAGAAAAGAAAATGTAGTAATCTCCTTCATCTCCGTTTCTATAAATTGGTTTATTAGGTATCAATAAAGCACCTAATAATATTCTTTTTTCTTTATCTATTTCTGCAAGTTTAACTTCCTCTCCTTTTAAAGCAACAAAATCAGACTCTATCGCAGGGGATTCAACAATAGATATTGCTTCAATACCTGAGTCTTCTTGTTCCTCGTCTAATATTAATTCTATTATCTTCATAACTATATAACGTATTTAAAATTCAATTTTGTATTTATCCTATTGTAGCCCCTTCAATAGTGTTTCTTTCTAAACTTTGTGCAGTTGTTACCTCACTTGCCACTACAAACGCTTGTACAGGTTGTTGTGTTTGTGAGCCGATAGCATCAGCTATTTGATTTGAACCACTAGAGCCAACTATATTAAACGAAGGTGGCATTGGTGGAACAGGCTCTGACCCAGTTCTTGCAGAATAAGAAGGTGTTGATGTAGAACCTCCACCTGTTTGTTTTGGGGTTGTTTTCATTATATCTTTAACAGACTTAAAACCAATTGATGCAACAGTTGCGATGTTGGCTATTTTAAGTGCTATTCCCCAAGGTGTAGCAGTTTTTGTTGCTAACTCTGCAGTTATACCTTGATAAGTGTTTATAAGGGCTGATGCAATTGCTGCTGCTTTTCCTGCTTTAGAGTTTTCTCCAAGTAAGTTTGCGATAGCTCCAAAAGTTTGAGCAGCCATATTAATTTCTGCATCTCTTTTAATTTTTTCATCTTCTGCTTCTAATTGATTATATTTTTTTATGATAGCATTTTTTTCAGCTTGTGTACCCTCAAACCTAGCGAGTTCATCTAAAGCCATTTGTTTTTGCTTTTCTAAGGATAATTCTTCTTCCCCTAATTGAGCATCTAAAAACGCTTGTTTTTCTTCTGCTAAGGCTAACTTTTCCTCATCTTCTATTATTTTTTTCTTTTCTTTAAATGCGTTTTCAACATCTAAAATCATTTGTTGTTTAGCTTCTTCAGAAAGTTTTAATTCTTCTAATGCTAATAAATTAGCTGCTTTTTCAGCTTCTATTTCTGCAAATTTGTTTTCTTTATCTTTAACTTTTAATGAATCTTTAAAGTCTTGTACTGCTTTTGCGTTTGCTATTTCTTCGTCTGATATTGCTTTATCGGCTGCTGCTGCTTCTGCTTTAAATGCTATAATTTGACCAGTAACTTCTCTTTGTTTCATTAAACGAGCAGTTTCAAGGTTTATCAAATCAGCTTTTAATTGTGCTTCTTCTTGTAAATCTTCTTTTGTAGAACCCCCTAATGCGTTTTCAGCTTGTTTTGCTTTTAATCTTAACTTTGCAGCAGCTACTTCTTTTTGTGTTATTTCATCCTCTAGTTCTCCTGCCTGTTTTAAAAATTCTACTCTTTCTAAAGTGGTAAATTTCTCTTTATCAACTGATTTTTCTAATAATTCTGCTCTTTTTCTGTTTGCTTCTGCTCTTTCTACAATTAACTTTCTGTCTAATTTGTCTGCTGCTGCTCTTTGGTCAGCTATTTTTCCTGCAGCTACACCCTCTTTTATTATTTCTGTCGCTAATGATTTAACTGATTCTGTTACTTTTCCAACAGTATCTTTTACCCCTGTTAAAGTATCAACGTAAGAGTTACCTGCGTTTTTTGCATCTTCCATTGCACCACTAAAATCGCCACTAAACACCTTTTTAATAGCACTTCCTAAAAACCCTAACGTATCGATAGCACTAGAAACTCTGTTGGTTATATTTTCGACAAACGCATCTTTAAAGTCGATGAGTGCTTGTTTTGGATTTTCAAAAACGCTTATTAAGAAACTACCTAACGTTGCTA